CGGGAATGAAGGTAGACCCTAATCAGGGGTCCACCGCCCTACTCTCACGAGTAAGGCACCCAACCGACTTTATAGCCAAGAACTGCGTCCCGCGGCGTTACGCCGTAGGTGTCATGTTTCTCGGAAACGTCGTTCGAAGTCTGCTTCTGGGGCCTTTTGGGGCCTTCAAAGTCAGCTCGAGATTCAGCGGGCACTAGCTTTTTATGACTAGTTGGAAGCCCGCTATCGACGCCATAAAGTGCGGATGCTAGCACGACCGACTCATGCCAATGCTCCCAACCTACTCGCCTGAAGCGAGCGGGACGATAGCACGCAATATATCGGATACTGTGCCGCCAACGGACTTGCCAGCGCTCTTCTCCGTCGTGGATGACAAGGTCACCAAGGTCTTGTGGACCGCGTAACCGTCTGACATCACTTGGTAAAGCATCAAGAATGCGAAACCAAGCACGAACAAGAGAGCTAGACCTCCGGCAATCACGGCTGACTGAGTCAACCATGTGCCGAAACCCGTTAGCCAGTGCGATAAACTGCTGCGGTTCATGTGGGAACTCCTCGAGGAAGAATGGACGTACGTCCACCCCGTTGAAAAAGTCCCCACCACAGCTCTCCCTGAAAGGACCCGACACAAAGGTTTTCTTCGCATTAGGCGTAAATCCAAGGAATCGCAAGACAGTAAGGACACCTTCGGCACACGCCGTGGGGACAATGATGTCATCCCCGAAGACGTATACATTAGAGCCCGGCACCGGGTTAACGTGGAGCTCCTGCATAACGGCCATAGCAATGGCCGCGAACAGGGTGGTCTCCAGCTCGAATGTGTAACCGTTCCCCATGCTGCTGAATTTTTCCAGCAGCACCCATCGTTCTTCAACGAGGGTCGCAGGTGATCGCAAGGCTGATAAGGCCTCGAACCACCTCTCGGGTAACAAGAGCTCGACAAGACTCTTGCATACGGTATCGCTAGCGTTACTGAGATCGATAGTCGCAAAATGGCCCCGGATAGAGGCCTCACAAGCAACCTGCTTGTGAATAGTTTGCGCGTTACGCAGATCCAAACCTGCGCGGAACAACCTGTCCTTCATCACCCGGCCATAAGCCAGTTGATAGAAGAGATTGATGGAAGGCTCTACGGCGATGCCGCGGTCCTTCACACAATCCTTAGCAACCGTTGTGAAACGATTGCCTCGGACATATTCCGGATCTCTCTCCCGACAAACGCAGGCTTTCGCCCACGCAGTTTCAGTCCATTGCAGGAGCATGTGACTGGTTGCGTCGGGTGTCAATGTGGGCTTCGATGTCATCTTATCTGGAACCGTTGTTAGCGATCCCTTGTCGCCAAATGTCGCACCAGGCCCGAACCTCCCCCGCACATTGTACGGACAGGGGCCGAGTAGATAAGCTACGTTTTTTCGTATCTTGGAAATGAATTCCCAGATACCCTCTTCGTGATCCGCATTAAGCGGATATAGGAAGGGACGTAGCCGCTCATTGGTGCGGAAGCAAGCCTTCTCAGATAGCCAGAAATTCTCCAACGCGACAGCCTTTCGGTCACCGGTAGTAGGAAGATCCTGGCATTTCCGAAGAACTCCAACAGCTTGGGCGTCAGCCCAGTATTGATGAGAGTCAAGGTAATGCTCCGGACGCACTTGCATAGACGCAAGGTCGTCCCAACAGCCGTTGATCACCCGGAGGTAAACTCCGAGAGAGACGGGTGTGGCGAGATCCTCACACATTGCGAGGATCGGTCTCTCCACTTCACGTGGTAGAGGGGATTGACACATGATGGACTCCTTCCGTAGTTAAGAAGGAGTTTAGGTAGGTGCTTGACCAGCCTTGAGGGCAGTCAAGATCAGCGCTGACTTGAACAAGTTCAACGCCTGGGACACACCTTCGTTCGTATCAGCGGTAGGTTGTCCCAGAGGGATAACTGCGCTGATCGTCATGATGGTTTTGTCCGTCACACTCACCTTGCCATCGCTTCCTGTGACAGTGGACGGGTATTTCACCACGCCTTCGCACCGACGAGCCGTTCCATCACCGTTTGACCGGGATGAAAACGAGAATGTCGGCCGATGAGCGAGTGCAGTACCCACGGTCTCACTGCGCCAAAGGGCAGGGCTTTTGTCGCCCCCAGTACCGTTGATCACCGTATAGGTGATGTCGGTGGTTGTGTCGTTCTTTTTGACTACGATGTCTACAGCTGCGGCCATAATAGGCTCCAGAGGTTGCTGTCCCGTTACAGGACGATATCTACGGCGCCTTCAGGCGCTGTAGCAGAAGGCTAGCAGCGGTTAAGCCGCGTTGCCACGATAAGGCCTTAGCAGGCCTCATTCGCAATGTCGGACCTGGAATTCCAACCGTGCGTCCCACTGCAATGAACTCCGTGGAATAGTTCTCAAAGAACGATATACTCGGACGGCTTCTATTCAGTGTGTACGTCAGATAGCGAGTTTCGGTCCAGTACGAATTCTTGAGTGCGAGGCCAAAATAGTCGGAGTGGCTATTTATGACATCGTTCAAGTTCGCAAACCAGTCAACAACAAAGCTGAAAGGTACCAATTCCCACGCCAACGCGAGAGGGTTTATAAGACCCAATCGATTTGCAAGCCACATGTTAGGATTTGAAACACTAACATAACTACCAACTTGGTGTCGGTTAATCCATCTCTCGACGGATAAACGATTCTCCACTAAAGGAGACCCACCTGGTAGGTTGATGGTCGTCTGCTCGATTTTTGAATGCCGAGCAAACACCTTGAAGTCGGGTAACCCGCCTGTCAAGACTTCCATAGCTTGTGTGATGTCGTCTACTAGGGGTGACCAGCCGAAGTGAAATTCGAGCCAGTTATTGCCAAAAGATTTAGCGGAACGTCGGAGTCGTGTGGTCTTCAACCACTGCTCTCTGTCCGCGATCTTTTTGTGC